CAGTGGGTGAAGCGTGAGCGAGTGCAGGCAGCAGGCCGTGGTCAAGAGCCTGATTTCAACGACACCAGCTGGGGCGATGACCTGGGAGGTCTGTGATGAAGTCCGTTTCGAATGTGCTGCAAATGTTGCCCAACGTAGCGTCGGCCGAGGTCGCGCCAGTGAAGGCTGACCCGGGGACTGTCCAGGTCATCAACGCCTTGTTTCGCGAGCTGATGGCAATTTTCCCGGCGTGGAAGCAGGCATGGCCTGACAAAGAGGCAACCAGCGCCGCTAAGGCCACATGGACCAAGGCGTTCATGGCCGAAAAAATCACGACGATCGAGCAGATTCGATTCGGCATCGAGCAGTGCAGGAAGCTTGGGTCTGACTTCGCGCCGAGCGTCGGCAAGTTCATCAATCTATGCCAGCCAACCCCGGAAATGCTCGGCCTTCCTCCGCTCGAAACGGCGTTTCGCGAAGCGTGCCGAAATGTTCATCCGTCGATGGCCGGCCAGGCGAACTGGTCGCACGACGCGATCTGGCACACGGCCAAAGAGTCTGGCTTCGAAAATCTGAACCGTTTGGAAACCTCACTGGCGCGCAAGCTGTTCGAGCGCAACTACGTGATCACCGTACGCCGCTTGATCGATGGGCTGCCGCTGCAAAAGATGCCACTGGCATTGCCTGCCCGTGTTGATGGTCGCCGGACGCCTGATGTCGGAAACAGGGCATTGGCTGAGCTGCGCGCCATGCGTTCAGGAGGTGTCCGTCATGCCTGATCGGCGCCTGGCTGTTCCCGAGATCGATACCTACCGCTTCGCGGTGTTCTGCTGCTCGTTCAAGGTTGGTTTGAGCTCTCCACCAGATCACGCACTGGCGCTGTTCGCCGACGAGGCCATGGCCAAGCGTTACGGCGCGTGGATGTGGCCGGGCACCTACGAAGTCGTCGACGTCGTCACGGGGAAGCCGGTATGCGAGTGAGTTCGAAGAAGCTGCGCAACTCGGCCCGAGGCCAGGACTGCACCGTCCGTATGCCGGGCACCTGCAATCACAACCCGGAAACCACTGTCCTCGCGCATCTGCCATGCGGACAAAAGGGCATGGGCATGAAGGGCTTCGACACCGTTGCGGTGTACGCCTGCAGCGCCTGTCACGACGTCATCGACGGCCGCGCCGCCGGCGAGGTCGATTGGTCCGACATGCCGCGCGCCATCGCTGAAACCCACGAAGGCCTGATCCGGGCCGGAATTCTCACTGTGAAGGGGGCCGCATGATCGCTTACTTGGAAAGCATTCTGGTGCAGCTGTACATCGGTGGCATGCTGATCGCGTCCGGTGGATGCCTGTGGGGCATTCGCCGGATCGCGCGGCGTGCACGCATTGTTCGGGGAGAGCGCGGATGAAGCCATTCACGCCAAGGCTGTTCAAGCAGGGAGTGGCCCGGGCGCCACAAGTCGACCGGGAAGGGCAGGAGCAGGCCGCGCTGATGCGTGAGCTTGAGCTGTGCTACCCGGTCGTGTTTGATCTGATCTACCACGTTCCGAACGGCGGGCACCGGGTGAAGGCTGTCGCGGCCAAGCTCAAAGCCCAGGGCGTGAAGGCCGGCATTCCCGACTTGGTGCTGAGCATGGCGCGCGGCGGTTACTTCGGCTTGTACATCGAGTTCAAGGCCACACCGCCGAACGACGCCGCTGTTTCTGCCAGCCAGCAAGAGCGCCTGCGCAAATTGAACGAGCAGGGTTATCTGGCCATCGTCTGCCGCGGCCACTTCGACGCGATGGAGCGGATCCGCGCCTATTTGCGACTCGCACCTACAGTGGTGGCTGCATGAAGCTCGTTGACAATCAGCACATTCAATCCGAAGCCCTCAAACGGATTGGTTTTCCCAAGACCATGGATGCAGCCAGCCTGACAGCCGCGAACTTCGACCGGTTGCTGCGGCAAATGGACGATCTGAAGGCTTCGGCCGGACCGTTCCAAAATGTAGTGATCTGCGTGGATTGCCTGAAGGTCCATGACTGCCCATTTGACGCCAATTTTGAAAACTCGTTTTCCCACAGGCGCGTATGTGGACATTGCGGAAGTCGCGCCGGCTTTCGGGATGTTCTCGGGCGCTGGATATCGTTTGCAAGACCTTGGGCATTTTGGACTTGGGGTAGCGGCTGCTGGGCGTTTGATTTCTGCTCAGAGGCGAAACCATGAGTACCGCCGCGGTGAAGATCACCGAGGCCGAGATCAAACGCCAGGCTGCCGGCACCGTGCAGGACGTGCGAGATCTCGAAAACAAAGGCCTGTACCTGCGCTTCAACAAGGCCCGCACTGGCGGCTCGTGGTACCTGGTGCTGAAAGGGGAGTGGAATCACATTGGTACCTTTCCCGAGCTGAGTCACAAGCAGATCGTCGCAGCACTGCCATCGCTTCGCCTGCGTATGGCCGCCGGCGAGCGGGTGGCCCTGTCGAAGTGGGACACGGTCGGCGAGCTGTTGGACTGGTTCGCGGATCGCATGTCGCGCGATCGCAATCTGTCGACCAAGCGCAAGAACACCGGTGCCTCGATCATCAAGTGCCACCTGAAACCGCGACTCGGTGAACTGCCGCTGATCGGCGTCGACAAGGCGGCGCTCGACACCTTGTTGATGTGGCCGCTGCAGGAGGCGGTGTCCATCGACTACGTGCGCTCTGCATTCCAGTTGCTGGCCCTGGCATTCCGGCAGGCCGCCAAACTGGCGATGATCACGTCCAACCCCATGGCGACGATCCGGTTCAACGACTTCTCCAAGGCGAAGGTCGGCATCAAGCCGTCACGGCTGCGTGGCGTTCAACTGGAAGGCCTGCTCGCACAAGTGGCTGATGTGATGGCCAAGGCGCCGATGGATTCGATGCTCGCGCTGATGATGCTTTGCCATGGCACGCGGATCGGCGAAACCCGGATGGCACGGTGGTCGCACATCAGCCTGGCCGAACGTGAGTGGTTCATCCCGGCCGAGAACACGAAAACCGGTGTCGAGCATCACCTGCCCCTGACCGAGCAAGTGTGCACGCTGTTGACCCGGTACCGCGAAGGCCAGTTCGCCCGAGGATATGAGGGCCAGTGCCTGTTCCCGGCGCGCAACGGCAAGGCGCTGGGTGAGGCTCAGGGGTGCGCCGTGTTCCGTCGGTTGGGGCAGGGCGAGTGGACGAGCCACGACCTGCGCAAAGTGGCCCGCACCGGCTGGGCAGACCTTGGCATCGACCATCTGATCGGCGAGCTGCTGATCAACCACGCGATGGGCCACAACGTGAAGGTGTACATCCAGTCGGACGTCATGAGCCGCAAGCGTGATGCCCTCGAACAGTGGCACGCACATCTAGATCAGAAAGGCTTTGCAGCGATTCACGGATTGACCGGCTTTAGATTTGAAGATTCTGGTAATTCGCTGCAAGCCACAGACCATAAGGCCTGCAAGGCTACTCAAGAAACAACCATAGGCGAGGTTTAAAAATGATGATTTTGCTCAATCCGGCCACCGGCCTCGCTGTGAATCCAACTGAAATCAGCACGATGATGATCGAGCGCAACCCGATGCTCCGCCTGGTTATCACGATGAAGGGAGGCTTCGAACTCCAGATCCGCAGCTGCCCATCCGAGGGTGTCAACGTTGAGCAGCTGCACAAGAAACTGCTGGAGGCCGTATGAGTCGCAGTCATGGCCCTGCGTTGGTGCGCAGTTTGATCCCGCTCACTGACTGCCCATCGTGCGCCGGGAATGGGTTGATAAAAGGCGTTTTCTACGACCTTGACTGCATCGGCTGTCACTCGTCCGGGTACGTGCATGCCCAGACGTTGGAAGTGGTCCCGCTGGAGCAGTTGGTGGTTCAGTTGGGCCGAATGGCTCGTCGTGGTGGCGCACAGATCACCGGCAAAAATCCGACACGCTTGATCGTTGATGAATACCAAACGGCAAACAACCGCGGGCCTGGCGGTTCGTCTTACAAGGGGGATTGAGCATGGGTATGTATAAAGACGTGATGGGCACCCTGGTACGCGTGCTCGCCGCCGACAACATCGACAACAGCACCAAGCAGTCCTGGCAGAAGCTGATTGACGCCGATCTGCGTCAGGGCGGCAACGGCAGCTCTCTGTCGCCGCGCGACAAGTTCGATTACGACTGCTGCCTCTACGCGCTCCTGCACCGTCAGCTTGCACCTGCACAGTGGGACGTTCTGGTTGCGAAGTATTCGACCCACAAGGCCAACAAGGTCGCCGCGATCGGCCGGTTGGCGTCGCGAATGATTTCGCCGGCCCCGGAGCTGTTCATTTATAAGGCGCTCACGGCCTGGGCTATTCCGAAGCTCAAGGGCGTGCAGTCGGGTAAGCGCTCAACCGACATGATTGTGCTGCCGGCCGAGTTCTATGACATGAACACCTGGGATCTGGCCGGCTCGCCAGAGCGCACCCGTCGTAACTGGCGTGGTGGAATTCACAAGCGACTTGAGCAGATGGAAGAGGTTGCCGTGATTCACGCCACCGAGATTTTCGACCGGGAACAAATCTTTGTAGATGCCGCTTGACCATGATGGCCAATTGGCCGTAAATTAACCCCATCATGTCGATCTTGCGCGTTATGAGAGGCGACGAATGAATGAAGTTGAGTTAAAGAAAGTAGTGAAGGCTTTGGCCGATACGCAGCCTTCCAAAGAAGAGCTCGCGAGATCTATTGCTACCGTAAAAGAGCGGCTTTCAGAAGCCGGTCGAGTTTCAAGGCCCCCGAAGCCTTTTGGATAAATCTGCATTTCAACGAAGCCCCGCCACCGAGCGGGGCTTTCTGCTTTATGCAGGTGAATGCGCAGGCTGATGCGCTAGTTTCGGCAGGCTGCCAGTGGCGGAAGTCCGGGGCCAGAAACGAGTCGATCCCAAGCCGGAGATCAGCACCGGCCTGCTGCACCCATTCAAGCCTCGGCATTTGCCGGGGCTTTTTCGTTTTCGGCTCCACCACACCCATTGCTCCGAGCTGGGAGTGCTGTTGGAGCTGACTTATTTCGCACGGTACCGCCAATGACTGAAGTCTCGCGCATTGCAGATAGCACCACATTCAAGGTCGCTGTCCCGATACTGCAAACGATCCTGTCGGCTGGTGCCATCGGTGCGTTTGTCTATGTTGTTGGCTCACTCGGATCGCTTCAAGTGCAGCTCGCCGCCTACCAAACCAATCAGGCCCTGATCGGTCAGCGCGTTGACTCGTTGGAGCGATCGAGGGAGTCGACCGACAAGCTCGTCGACTCCCTTCGCATCAGCACCCAGCGTCAGGAGTTCAAAATCGACCAGGTTGGGGAGAGCTTGAAGGCCCTCGTCCAAACAGGTAGACCCAAGTGAATCGCCTGCTGATCGTCCTCATTCTGCTCACAGGCTGTGCGCACAAGGAAGCGATCCGCGAACCCCTGAAGGTTCAACGCACAACCGTGTATCGATACGTCAGCGAACAATGCCAGCCAGGCCAAGACGAGCGCCTACGTGAGGCCCTGAAAAGTGCCAAAGAGTGGAAGCGCTATGCCGAAAGCCTCGAAAAACTGCCAGCAGCGAAGTCGACCCATGAAATTAATCCCTGAATGGCGAAAGTTCTGGCGCATGACCAGTGTGCAGTTGGCAATCGCAGGCGCTGTGCTGAATGCCGCTGCGGCCGGTTGGTCTGTGTTTCAAGGCGCGGTTGATCCTCTGGTTTTCGCCGTGGTTAATATGGCTTTGAGTATCGCCGTCGCTGTGGCCAGAGTGGTTCAGCAGTCAAAGCTGCATCAGCCAAGTGATGATCCTGCTCAGCCAAAATAGGTGAAGAGCAATGGTCAAAATCGATGCCAGCACCAATTTGGAAGAGCTGTCGAAAGCGCTGCGCACGTTGGGCGCAAAACAGTTGCCGTTTGCATATGCGCTGATGGCAACTCGGTTGGCAGTGCTGGTGAAGAAGGGTGAGCTTTCGGTAATGCGGCAGCGCCTGGATCAGCCAACTGCAACCACTATGAACAGCCTCTATGTCCAGGTCGCCAAGAAGGGCAAGCCCGAGGCGCGAACCTTCTTCAAGGACGCGTGGACATCGGGCGTGCCTGCTGACACCTACCTTCAGCAGGTAGTGAAGGGTGGCCGCCGGCCACACAAACGATTCGAGAAAGCGCTGATCGCTAAAGGACTCATGAAGCCAGGTCAGTACGCAATACCGGCACCTTCAGCGCTCAACCAGTTCGGCAACGTCCCGCGCGGCACGATCATGAAGATCCTGTCAGGTCTTGGTGCGGCCGAGACGGTCAGCGGCGTGCACGCCAATGCCACCGGCAGCAAACGAAGCAAGCGCAAAGGCAATGCCGACAAGTATTTCGCCGGCGACGTCGACGGTACGCAGGGTATCTGGGAGAAGAGAAAGACCGCGTTCGGTGATGCCGTTCGGCCCGTCTTTGTCTTCAGCGACAACGAACCTGGGTATCGAGTGATCATTCCGTTCTACAAGATCGCAGACAACATCGTGAAGGCGAACCGGGAACGAGAGTTCGCCAGCGCGATGGATCAGGTGCTGTCGTCAGCCCGTGGCTGATGGGCAGGGCGGTGGGCAGCCCCCCCCCTTTGGGTCCTTCCCGGGACCCCAGCCCCTTGCGGGTAATTCGGGCCCCGCCCACCAAATATGTATGACCTTTTTTCAGGGGTTGGTTGTTGTTTAATCATGGCCAAAAACGAAACAACCAAACAGCGCGGCTGGTTGAACAAATCCGAGATGGCTTCGAGCCTGGGGATTTCGCCGCAAGCCTTTGACAAATGGGGAGTTGCGCCTGTCGCTCGCATTGGTCGAGAGGCGTTCTACACCGTGCAGAACGTGGTCGAAAACCGCGTTGAACACACGCAACGGAAACAGCAACCAGCGGGTGAGGGAACCGAAGGTCTCGATCCGCTGATCGAGTACAAGCTGCTCGAGGAGCGTCGCGGGTTGACCGCCGCCCAACGCATCGCCCAGGAGAAGAAGAACCAGGTGCTGGACAGGCAGCTGGTCCCGGTCCCATTCGCAACATTCGCCCTTGCCAAAATCGCCGCACAAATCGGCTCGAAACTGGACACAGTCGGCAAGACCGTCACTCGGCGTCACCCGGAGGTTGACCCTCGGATCATCGAGTCGGTCGAGCGAGAGATCGCGCTCGCTCGAAACATTGCCGCCAGCTTTGGCGAGCAACTTCCGGAATTATTAGATGAGTACGTTGAGTCCATGGCTGAATGACCTTCGCAAGTCGATCAAGCTAGGACTTCAGGCGCTCTACAAAGAACCACCGCAGACGGCGGTTGAATGGGCAGACGCAAACTTCTACATGTCGGCCGAGTCCTCGTATAACGAAGGCAAGTGGACGACGGAGCCGTTTCAGGTTGCGATCCTGAACAGCATGGGTAACGACCTGATCAACGTCGTCAACTTCATCAAGTCGGCGCGGATCGGTTACACCAAGCTGTTGATGGCGAACATCGGCTACAAGATTCAGCACAAGCGCCGCAACGTGATGATGTGGAGTCCGACTGACCCGGACGCCGAGGACATCAGCAAGAGCCACGTCAACGGCATGATCCGTGACGTTCCGGTGCTTGGCGACCTGGCACCGTGGTTCGGGAAAAAGCACAGCGACAACACGCTGGACCAGAAGATCTTCGCCAACCGCCGGACGCTGTGGATCCGCGGCGGCAAGGCTTCGCGGAACTACCGCGAGAAATCTGCCGACGAGGTGATCTACGACGAGCTGTCGAACTTCGACGAAAGCGTTGAAGGCGAGGGCGCGCCGATCACCCTGGGTGACAAACGACTGAATGGTGCGATCTATCCGAAGTCGATTCGCGGTTCGACGCCGAAGCGCGCTGGCTCCTGCCAGATCACCAAAGCCGTCGAAGAGTCGCCGTACCTGCTCAAGTTTCACATCGACTGCCCGCACTGCAGGCAGGAGCAGACACTGAAGTGGGGCGGCAAGGACTGCAACTTCGGACTGAAGTGGGAAAAGAACGCGCTCGGTGAGGCCGAGAAAGCCTGGTACGTGTGCGAGCACGCCGCCTGCATCATCTGGCACAACGAGATGGTCGAGGCCTCCAAGACTGGCCGGTGGATATGCGACCACACCGGCATCTGGACTCGCGACGGCATGGACTGGTTTGGTGCTGACGATGAAATCATCCGCACGCCACGCTCGGTCAGCTACAGCATCTGGGCGATCTACAGCACCTGGAGTACCTGGCTCAGCTTGGTGGAAGAATGGCTGAAGATCAAAGGCGACGTCTCGAAGCTGATCACCTTCATCAACACCACCCGCGGTGAAACGTGGGACGACGACCAAGGCGAAAAGCTCGACCACGAAGTTCTGTACGGGCGGCGTGAGGTTTACCCGCAGGTCCCGGCCCTTGGCCTGGTTCTGGTCGGCGGCATCGATACCCAAGACGACCGCTTCGAGGGTCGTGTCTGGGCGTTCGGTCCGGGCGAGGAAGCTTGGCTGGTTCACCGGTTCATCCTGATGGGCGACCCGGCGAGCGAAGAGTTGCGGCGCAAGGTTGGTCTCGAACTGCACCGCCAGTTCACCCGTGTCGACGGCACCATCATGAAGGTTGAGCGCTGGACATGGGACGCGGGCGGCCACTACGCCGACGAGGTCTACGCAGAGAGCCGAAAGCACGGCGTTCACTGGGTCGTCCCCATCCGCGGTGCGACCGTGTACGGCAAGCCGATCGCGAACTTTCCGCGCACGAAGAACAAGGTGCACAAGGTCTTCCTCACTGAGGTCGGTACCGACAACGCCAAAGAGTTGCTGTACAGCCGGATGGGCTTGCCCATCGATACGGCTGCATCCCAGGCCGGAAAATCTCAGCCCGGGGTGGTTCACCTTCCGGCCAATGACGCGCTCTGCGACGAGTCGGAAGTCAAGCAGCTCACCTCTGAAAAGAAAAAAGCAGCCATCTCAAAAGGCAAGCGAGTCATGCGCTGGGACAGCGGCGGACGCCGAAACGAGGCGCTCGACTGCTTCGTGTACGCGCTCGCCGCACTGCGCATCTGCCAGCAGCGGTTCGGGCTCGATCTCGATCTGTTGGTTGCTGCTGTAACTGGTGGCAATGAACCGGACGTAGAAGAGCGGCCGCGAAAGAAATCCTCTCACTGGAATAAAAACTGATGGCCTACACGATCGAGCAATACAACGCCCTGCAGGCGGCCATCGCCGAAGGGGCGTTGTCGGTCCGCTATGCCGACAAGAGCGTTGCCTACCGATCACTCGACGAGATGATGCGAATCCTCAAGCTGATGGCCGCCGAGCTTGGGCTGAATGCTTGCAACGACGGCGGACGCCGTTACACCTCATTCTCCAAGGGGTACTGACATGGGGATGATTGACGATCTGTTCCCCGGGTTCGCGGCCAAACGTTCAGAGATGCGGTTGAAGAAAGCGCGCACTGACATGGCGCTGAAAATGATCGAGCGTAGGTTTGAAGGTGCAGCAGGCGGTCGACGAAATGACGGATGGCGCGCCACCGGGACTGATGCCAATACCGAGAACGCCCCCGCTCTGGCAAAGCTTCGGAACCGCGCGCGGGATCAGCGGCGGAACAATCCTTTTGCCGAACGCGCCATCACAGGTATCGCTGACAACGTCGTGGGCGCCGGGATCGTCCCGCTGCCCTTGGCCAAGCGTGATCGAGACGGCGTGAGGTTGATGGACCTTTGGCAGGCGTGGGCTGAGACCACCGCCTGCGATGCTGACGGCCTGGAAGATTTCTACGGTTTGCAGCACATGGTCATGGAGGCAGTCGCTGAAAGTGGTGAGTGCCTGATTCGTCGTCGACGCCGATTCAGCTCAGACGGGCTTCCGGTCCCAGTCCAGCTTCAGGTGCTGGAGGCTGATTTCCTTGACGAGTCAAAAGCAGCCATCGTCGGGCTCAACCGAATTATTCAAGGTATCGAGTTTGATGCCTTGGGCAAGCGGGTCGCCTATTGGTTATTCGATGAACACCCCGGGGCAAACGTTGCATGGGGATCGCTTCAATCGAGCCGCGTTCCCGCTGAAGACGTGATCCATGTGTTCTTCCGCAAGAGACCAGGGCAAGCCCGGGGCTACACCTGGCTGGCTCCTGTTATTCAGCGGATGCGCAACTTCGACGAGATGGAAGATGCCGTGATGGAGCAGGCGAAGATCGCCTCCTGCTTCGCTGCATTTGTCACCAAGGACGAAAACGCCGGCACACCAGGCGGCAAGAAGCCCGCGCTTATTGATCGCGTTGAGCCTGGGATTGTTCAGGAACTTGGCTTTGGAGAAAGCGTCAGCTTCGGCACTCCGCCGACATTCAACGGCTACACGACCTACTCCTGGCAGCAACTTCACGCAATGGCTGTCGGCTTGGGCGTGCCATACGAGTTGCTTACCGGCGACCTCAAGGGTGTCAACTTTTCAAGCGGGCGAATGGGCTGGTTGAACTTCGCGCGCCGGGTGGATGTGTGGCAGTGGCGGATGTTGATTCCCCAGCTTTGCGACCAGGTCTGGCGCTGGTTCATGGAAGCCCAGGTGCTTCTGCCTGGCGGGGTGACCGATGACGTAAAGGCCTACTGGGTACCGCCACGTCGCGACATGGTCGACCCAAAAGCAGAAACGGAAAACGTCATCACCCGTGTACGCAACGGTTTGACCACCTGGCCTGATGCCTTACGCGAGCTCGGGATCACAGACCCAAAACGGCATGCCGAGCAAATCAAGAAATCAAACGAAATGATCGACGAGTACGGGTTGGTGCTGGATTGCGACCCTCGCCGAGTTGCGGCTGCTGGTTCTCCGAGCCAGTCACCAACCACCGAAGAGAAACCAGACGATGCCAAAGCCGAATCAGGTGATGACGAGAAAGACGCATGAAACTCCGGCCTTCAGCCTGCGCGCCGCGGTTCGACCGGAATCGGTTGACCTTGATGCGAGAACCGTTGAACTGACTTGGACGACTGGCGCCAAAGGCCGGCGCTGGTCCTGGGACGTTGGCAGCTACATGGAGGAACTGGATGTCAGCGCAGGCGCTGTACGCCTCGACCGGCTCAACAACGGCGCGCCGCTTCTCGATACGCATAATCAGTATCAGCTGAGTGCTGTACTCGCGGTAGTTGAGCGGGCATGGCTCGAGGGTGGAGAAGGCCACGCCCTAGTCCGGTTCAGCAAACGTGACGATGCAGACGTGGTTTTCAAGGATGTTGTAGACGGCATCCTTCGAAACATCAGCGTCGGCTACGCCGTGCACCGTTACGAGGTTGTCGATGAGGAAGACGACAAGCTCCCCACCTACCGAGCCGTCGACTGGGAGCCATTGGAACTCTCTCTGGTTCCGATCGGCTTCGACGATGGCGCGAAGGTGCGCAGCGCCAAAACACCGGCCGAGTACGAAGGCCAGCGATTCAACACCATTTTTGAAATTCGGTCGGCGGTTGAGTCGATCGTAGAACCGGCCGCCGTGCCTACTATCCAAGAGGAAGATGCAATGACCGAAGAAGAGAAGCGCGCGGCAGAGGAAAAGCTTCGCCGTGAAGCCGCCGAGGCCGAGCGCCTGCGCAGCCTCACCATCCGCACTATGGCGCGCAAGGCGAGTCTGGACGACGAAGCGTTCGTCGATGACCTGATCGCTCGTGCTGTCCCTGTCTCCGATGCCAGCGCAGCAATTATCGACAAGCTTGCTGAGCGGCAGGCCAAGGATCAGCCGAACACTCGCAGCAGCCAGCCGACCATCGTAACCGGTGGTCAAGATGTCTCCGTTCTGAATGCCAAGCGCTCAGCAATGCAGAACGCTCTGCTGCATCGTTGTGATGCCAGCATCAAGCTGGAAGAAGCCGGCCTCGAGTTCCGTGGCATGCGCCTGGTGGACATGGCTCGCGAGTTCGTGGAAATGGCCGGCGGCAATGCGCGCGGCATGACGCCACAGGAACTGGCTCGAGCTGCGCTGGGCTGCGATCGCCAAGCTGTCCGCGCCGCCGGCATGCACTCCACCAGTGACTTCCCGCTGCTGCTGGGCAGCACCGTCAACCGCACCCTTCGCGACGCTTACACCAACGCACCACAGACCTGGCGCCCTCTGGGTCGCCAGACCACCGTGCCGGATTTCCGTGCCGTGACCCGCGCCGCCCTTGGCGATATCGCTGCGCTGGAGCAGGTCAAAGAGCATGGCGAGTACAAGTACGGCACGCTGTCCGAGGACGGCGCACCGATCAAGGTCGCTAAGTTCGGCAAGATCATCGCCATCACCTGGGAAACCATCGTGAACGATGACCTGGGCGCACTGACTCGTATCCCGGCTGCTCTGGGTAATGCTGCCGCAGCTACCGAGTCGAACGTGGTGTGGGCCTTGCTGCTGGGCAATCCGAACTTCACCGACAGCGTTCCGTTCTACGACGCCGCTCACGGAAACCTTGCCGCAGGCGGCGGCGCAATCAATACCACCACTTTGGCCGCTGCTCGTGCCGCGATGCGCAAGCAAAAATCGAAGGCGGGCGAATTTCTCAACTTGTCGCCTGAGTTCCTGGTAGTTGGTCCAGACAAGGAACTGGAAGCCTTCCAGTTCACCAGTTCGGTTTATGTCCCAGCCAAGAACTCCGACATCAACGACGTTCGGAACGCATCGCTCCAAGTGATCGTGGACGCTCGCATCACCGGCAACCAGTGGTATCTGTTCTCTGCACCTGGCGGCGTAGACACGTTCGAATACGCGTACCTGGAAGGCGAGCAGGGCGTGTTCACGGAAACCCGTGAAGGTTTCGAAGTCGACGGCATGGAAATCAAAGCTCGCCTGGTATTCGGCGCAGGCTGGATCGACTACCGCGGCACTTACAAAAACCCCGGCAACTAATTCGCCGGTAGCACCCAGAACCCAAAGGGCGCCATGCGGCGCCCTTTTTGTTTTCCAGTTCCAGTCTCTGAAGGGGACCATGCATGAAAACTTTCATCCAGCACGGCGACTGCATCACGGTCATCGCCCCGGCCGGCGGTACCGTCTCGGGCGAGCTTTACAAAGTCGGCGCGATCATCGGCGTTGCCGCTACTACTGAAGCAGCTGGTTCGCCGGTGGTGCTGAAACTCGGCGGCGTGTTCGGCCTGACCAAAATCAGCGCGCAGGCCTGGGCTCAAGGCGATCTGATTTACATGAACACCACCAGTCGGGCACTCACGAACGTTTCTGCAACCGGCCTGGTGCTGGTTGGCGTGGCTGCCGAGATTGCGGCCAACCCGAGCGCGACCGGTGCCTGCCGACTCAACGGCGTATCAGCTCCGGCGCCGGTGTAATGGGCTGGGCCTCAATGGCCCAACGCATGCTCGGTGTATCGATCCGTACCTTCAGCGAGCCATCGGCGTCCATCGATCCTGATGGCGCCGTGTACTGGCTGACCGATGGGGTAGAGCCGGGCGTGCCCTTGGCCCAAGCCGTGTTCGATAGCGCGCACGTCACGGTAGATCCGGAAACGGGTGCGCCGATTTCGAGCCAAAACCCAATCCTTGGCGTTCGCCTGGTCGATCTACCGAACAAACCGACGAGTCGTGACAGAGTCAGGGCGCGGGGGGAATTGTTCACGATCAGCGATGTTCAGCCAGATGGGGTGGCTGGCGTGACGATCATTCTTCGGAAAGCATGACCATGGCTCACCCCCGCGAACTTATCCGCAAGAAGGCTGTTGCGGTGCTGTTGGGCGCTACCAACGCCGGGGCTAGCGTTTATGCCAGCCGCGTGCGTCCTTTTATTTCCAACAGTTGGCAGAGCGATCTTCCGGCGATCTGTGTTTTCACCATGGACGAGACCAGCGAAATTTTTAACCAGGGGCCTCGCGAGTATCGGCGCCGGGTTGAGTTGGTGGTGGAGATCCATGCCGACGGCAACGACGCACTGGATGACACGCTCGACACGCTGGCCCGGCAGGTCGAGCGCCTGCTGCTGATGGACGACACCCTCGGCGACACCGCCAATGATCTGCAGCTACTGCGCTCTCGAATGGTGCTGCTAGATCAGTCCGAACAACTGACTGGAGCTTGCCGCCTCATCTTCGAGGCGGAGTACTTCGACCGCCACCCAGACGACTTATTCAACGAAAGCCTGCCCGATCTGGACACGGTCACTACCGAGTACAGCTTGGACAACGCCCAACCCAATCCGGCGGATCGTGCAAAAACGATCATTGAGGACCTGAACCCATGACCACCCGAGTGCTGGTTAAACCCGTCGAGGGACGCCTGGTGCGGATCCCAGGCAACTATGAGGCGCTGCCTGCTGAGGGCAAGACGCTGGAAATCAACAGCTACTGGATTCGCAAGGCTGCGGCCGGCGATGTCGTGATCGAAACAGAACAGCCTGTGGTTCAGGCCCAAACCCCAAAAGGTGAGAAATAATGGCTATCGGATTCGACACCATTCCAGGGCCTGGATCGCTTCGCAAGCCGGGCGCCTACAGCGAGATCGACAACAGTCAGGCTGTCCGCGGTCCACAGTCGGTTACTTACCGACGTCTCCTGATCGGTCAGAAGCTTGCTGCTGGCACCGCCGTGGCAAATGCTCTGGTTCGTGTTACCAGTGGCCCGCAGGCTGACACTTTGTTCGGTGCCGGCTCGATGCTTGCCGGCATGGTGCGCGCGGCGCTGGCCATCGACACCTACACCGAATTACAGGTGATGCCGGTGATCGACAACGCCGCCGGCGTTGCCGCTGCAGGCACTATCGTCTTCACCGGTCCCGCCACTGCTTCTGGCACCATTGAACTGCTGATTGCGGGGCGCCGCGTGTCGGTGGGGGTCATCAGTGGCGACACCGCTACCGCCATCGGCACTGCTGCTGCGGCCGCAATCGCTGCTGCTTCCGATATGCCGGTGACCGCGGTTGCCGCCACCGGCACGGTTACGCTGACCAGTCGGCACAAGGGCGAAGCGGGCAACAGCCTGAACGCCATGGTCAACTATTACACGGGGCAGGTTCTGCCTGCCGGAGTGGGCGTTACCTTCACCGCGTTTTCC